TTGATCTTGTCATCGCCACCCCACCTACCAGTGTGTGCCGCGTAGTATCTTACAGGAACCGGGAGAAGTCCGCGTTTAGCTATACCTATAAACCTCTCAGTACGTGATTCTTCTAGCGTACTCTTAGTACCCAAACGTGCAGTACATAATGCCTGTACACGTGGATCATCATGTTCTAACAATGCCTTAAATCCTTCATCATTCTTAGCTAGGGCTAGTGTTTCTTTGCCTGTAGTCAGGCTAGTTTTCATCGGGGGTTCGACATTCAGCGATACCAGTGCCCGAGCAAACTTGAGATTACTCATCAGCGTGGCTTGAGTTACACCACTAGACTTTATCAAATCTTCTTTGATCTTCTGGGTGTCTTCTAAGTGTTGTTGGAGTAATCCAATGTCTAGGTCTAGCATTGGTTCTGTGAACATGCGCAACGTCATATCAATGATACGCATCTCTTGTTTAGGAAACCCTGCTTTGCACATCTTCATAAACAGCTTATAAGTTAACTCAACATCATTAACACAATAGTCTCCGTACTTGCTAAGCTGTTCTGGCGTGAAAGAATCCCTGTGTTTGCCTATAGCATCTAGGACTTCCGTCCCCTTACGCCCGAGATTATACCGCTCAGTAAGTGCATGAAGTGATCCACCAACCTCGACACCATGCAATGCCCGAGCCATACAAAGAGTATCAGCAAGCACGCGAGGACGCACATCAAAAATCCAAGAAAGAATAGCGCCATCGAACATAGTGTTGTGACATAGCAACATACTGTTTGCCCAATCGAATGAATCCAAATATTTCTTAATCTGTTCATGTGTGCCACTCGCCCATTCAGTTTGGTTGTCATTAAGTTTAACACCTACACCGATCACCTCAAACTGAGGATCACGTATGTAGGCTTCCGTTGTTACCTTACGTAGTGAGAAGTCTTTGTCGTAATACGTCTCAAAATCTACAGTAATTAAATCCATTACTTATTCCGTTCAATTAACAGGTTAAGATACCATTGGGCTTTCTCTAAATCTTCAAGGGGCTTACCCTTGTACTCATAACGCCACAAGTATTTCATACAGTTACCCTTGAGATAACCTAGAAAAGCATCGGGAGTCATACTAGATTCGATACCCTCGATACACTCCACGCCACCTGTATTATAGTGATTCGGATTGTTTACTACATCTTCAATGTTATCGTCAGGGTACTGCTCACGAAAGTCTTCCCACTTCTTAACAAGTCTGGGGTGGTTCTTCTTTAACGCGTCCCACTCTTCACTAGTCGCATCTACCATATTATTCCTCCTCGTTATTGTCAAAGTGTTTAAAAATTTCACGCCAATGTAACACGTTACACACGCATACAATCGCAATCATTGATCCTACAAACAACCACATAAGTTCCATATCATTCTCCTAAAAATTAACTACCATTATTTGTACGCCACGCGCCTTCTCAGCTTGTAAGTATTCAAGCCAATGATAACTAGGATCTTGATCTTCATCTTCTAGTTTCCATAGACGGTTGCGCTCTTTACGTATTGCCATATCAATACTTTCTAATTCAGCCTCGACTACAGGCTTACCCTCAATCAAAGTCTAACTCTAACTGGCTAGGGTCTGACTCAGGTAAACTATTTAATATGTACCGTAGTGAGTGAATCGTGTCCTCATTCGTTACAGTAGCAATACCACCTGCCTCGGATATAAGTTTTAATTGGTGCTTCTGTAACTCTGTAGGCTTGTTGTTACCTGCCTTACATTCAATACCAAAGAACTTACCTTTATAACAACCTACTATGTCAGGCACACCACTCTTACCATATCCACCTGTAGCGGGGAAAAAGTAATATGCTCCGATCTCTTTTAAGTAGGCGACAATCTTCTTCTTAACCTTGCCCTCGGGGGTCATAGCCATGTCGTTGCTCCTTATATTTGTTCTACACTGTAGAACTTTTATCATCTTTGCGTACATAATATACACTATCTGAAATCTTAATGCCAACATCGTACGCAAAATCATTAACACCTAACACATCTAACACAGATACCTTATTTAACACATCTTCTGGTACTTCGTTATGAGATACTACCCTAACTTGTCTGCCGAAGCCCTTATCGTACGGATCCATTCCATCCTTTGTACGCAAGTGTGAACTGCCATGTTTATAGTAACAGTCAACATCATGTACGTGTACCTCATTGTTAGGTTTAACCCACACACAGTGCATAATCTCGTGATCTGTATGGCGTAAAGCGCGATACTTCTCCATAGATTCATGTAACAAATCTAACTCGTCACTTGTCTTACTATCTACTTTAACTAATCCTTTGTGGTACATATCAAGCATTATGTTCGCTACTTCGGGTAGCCTGTCACTACAAGCGTTATCAAACCCTGCGTTTTTAGTAGCTTCTCGCTTAGCAGTTTGTACGTCACTACGAGTATCCATGACTTTGTTCTCAACAGTGCGGTGTGTACAATTTAGAATGTCTGCCATGTTGTTAGGGCGTAAGTACTTACGCGCATTAGATATAGCTTTTTGTAGACTCTGACTTGACAACGTATAAAATTCATCGGGGGAGTTATGCCTACAGTACCTATTGTTCTGTATTAGATGGCTTTCTACACAATACTTTAACTCACCCTTGTAATACGTTGTACTGAGCCTACCCATCTCTGTGTAGTCGTCCTCGTAGTAAACTATTACTGAGTATTTAGATGTGGATATTGCGTCCATATATAATTTGACATTGGGTAAGTGCTTGGTTGCCCCCTGAACAAGTTCGTCAAAGAACTGGCAATACTTACCATGCACGTAATTACCTACGTATCCCCCATCATCATCGGGGTATTCTTTCTTACAGCGTTCTATATCAGCTACAGCAATTAAGTTCCGTTGGACTGACTTATGCTTGTTTCTGTAATTTATACCATTGTTTACGCGGTGGTACATAGTGCTCTCCTATTTGTAGTCTTTATATTTGATTATGAAGTCAGCAAGATCGTCTATCTTACGTTTGAATGCCGACATAAACTTCTTCTGGTCATCGGGTAACAAGGATCGTTGTGCTCGCCAATCGTAGTTACTTATCTCACTGAATATATATATTGCTACAGGTGAACGTCTTTCATCGCCATCGTCTAATAACATAGCACGAAACTCTGACGGATCACCTAGCGTAGCACCGCATTGTTTCTTGATTAGCCTAGACCTTTCCCAATCATAATGTTCGCCTGTGTGTAGTATGTCTTTCAGTAACCAAGCCCATTCGGCATAGTTTTGTATGCCTTTGCGGTACGGTTTCTTGGCGGGTGACACTTTGGTACGTGTAACAGGTTCTTTGTGGCGTTCGGTGAGACATACCCACTGTTCGTGTGACTTACCATCACGCTCAAAGTCTAGACACTTACCATCATCATTCTTGGTGAATCTGCACGATGGGTGATAACTTCTACTGTGCAACGCGTAGTGATCGTAGTATTGTTTGTGTACCCACTTAGTCTTTGGTAAGTAGTGCTTAGTGGTGTGGTTTGACACATACTGCTTACCACTTATAACGTGGAAATCCATACATCTTGGTAACGCACGTTGAAGGAATGAATAGCGTTGGTTGTGATTCCATTGCCCACTGCCATTGCGAATGCGTATTTTCTCGATACCAGTGCGTGGGTTACGTGTCCATATAACAGGCGCACGTTTGATCGCCTCGTCAAGTGGTTGTCGCCATACAGGGTCATTCGCTTCAGCGGTTAACTCGTCAAGCAGTACATACTTGTTAGCCGATACCTTGTGTATATGCTCCCACTTACGCGCACGATCACCGAGTGGTCGTAGGTTGTCGCTACCCCTGATAGGTTTGATGTCGTTGTAACGTCTTTCTACTTCTGCGAAAGTATTTAGATTGTAATGATACATAGCCATAGTTTAGTTCCTCAACAAAGTTCTACACTGTAGAACTTGTTATCAGTTGTTTAGTTACGTTAGGGGGTAAGATGTACCTTACCCTTGTAATATTCTTGCCCATGCTTGGGCAAGCCGTTCTCTTTCTTCTTCGGTGCAATGAGAGTAGCGCATTGTCATAGCTTGTAGCCTAAACTCCACTGCCTCTTGTACCTCTGCCACTGCCCTGTCCCACTCCATGCGTTTGTGTACGGCTTCCATGCCCATACCAAATGATTCACTCATATCATATCTCCTGATTTAACGTGAACAGCTACACCACAATCGGGTGTAGCACTGCGGTTGTCTAGTATGCACCACAACACTGGGTTAGACCAAACACCCCAACCACCATACAAATAACCATCGGTCAATACGATTGATGCTTGTGGGTTGATGTTGTTGGTTGTCATGTACGCTGTAACACATTCTACATCAGTGCCACCGCCACCCTCGGGCTTGGTAGTAGATACCATACTGTCTAGTTCGTGCATCTCATACTTCTCATCACGACATACCTTAGTGTCCCAATACAGTACACGTAGGCACTTGGGGTGCACTGTCTCACATATAGACTTGATCTCGGATAGAAACACAGATAACTCACGTTGCCCGATAGAACCTGACGTATCAATAGCTACTACTAACTCATCAATCTGCTCGGATATACCACTAGGCATATACAAGCCTGTGTGTAGTCGTCTACGATTGGGGCGGTTGTATGTAGCATAGTCAGAGCCACTACAGTGTGTGGTAATGTATTCACGTAGTACCTCACGCCAATCAATCTGTGGCTCGAGTAGATCAGCAACAGTACGATCACCACCACTGCCCATCTTACTTGCACTGATAGCACCCTGACGCACCGCATCGTCAATCTCTTTGGCTAAGTCTTTGCGCTCGTCATCGGTCATCTCTTGCGCACCTTTCCAGTCATGCTCATCGAACGGCTGTTGACTCGACTGTTGCGACGAACTGGACGACTGTTGCCCATCACCTGTTGACTCGTCACCCTGTGTATCGTCACTCTCCGATTTATTATCACACTTGTAGATGTCGTCAAACACTTTGGGTGTAGCCCAACCACGATACTTTGTGTCGTAACACATTCCCTCGATACCCTCGACGAATCCGTCGTCTTGGTGTGCGTCGAGTATCTGTATGTTGATAACGTAGTCCATCGCTTTGTTGGCAGTCATAGCACAGCGCAACCATAGGTGTTGCCACGTAGTAAGATGCTTGTACATCTTGTGGTAACACTCATGCAGTATTACAAAACGTAACTGCGCATCAGTCAGACTGTCAACAAACGCACGACCATAGTATTCGTCACGACCATTGGTACACGCTGTTGGTACGTCATCACGAACCTCACGCTTACCCACCATCAGTATACCTGCTAGTGCAAAATACAATGGGTGGTTGACGATAGATACAACCGCTTTGTGTATGCGTTGTTCTGCTGTCAGATTAGAGACTAACATTTGTCTGCACCGAACATGTAGCCATTCTCACGACACCAAGCTGTGAAACTCTTGTTGGTGGTAACGAGTCCCTTGTTCTTGTATGTGTCAGGCTTGATACCAAGCGCGAACAGACCTTGCGCTTCCTTACTCAACCTACCCATGTACTTGAACCACGCATCAATCCAGTCTTTGTCGAGTGTAGATAGTGCACGATACACGACCATACATACAGCACTGGCACTGTCAGGCACAATTGCATTCATTGGGTCAGTCTTGATAGACTCGAGCGTTGGTAGCTTGTCGGCTAGTTTGACGAACGCCATCATATCGAGCGCACCACGCTCACCGATAGTACCAATCAGCGCACCTGTTAACGTGTCATCGGATAGGTACTCACGTTGGTGTAGTATGTCAGACGCACACTCGAGCGAACGTGGCGTACAGAATGATTTGGCTTGTCGCTTGGGGTGGTAGATGTATGGGTTATCGTTAGGCTCAGCCACTTCGGTGAATGACTGCATGACTTGGGGGAACTCTTTGACAAACCCCATGACTGATGGGTGAACGTCATTATTGATAGCGTAGTTGGTGATCCACTCATCAGATGATGGCTTGCGCATACGCACTGTGATAATACGATTGCGTGCATGTGGTGGTAACATGTCACCCACACCCTCAGCACCGAGGTTGGTAGTTGCAAACACAATGCTACCCTCAGCTAGTTTCTGGTTGCCAATCATGCGCTCGAGCATGACAACAAGTAACGCATTCTTGACTGATGGGTTAGCCTTGCCCAGTTCGTCAAGCATGAGTATCAACGGCTTACTTAGATGCACGCCAAACTGCTCATTGGGTAGGAACGATACACACCCACGCTCAGTGTCAAGGTCAGGTATAAACAAGTCACCCAAATCCTTAGTGGTACAGTCAAACATACAAGCTATATGTTCAGGCAATAGCTTCTTGAGTGTTTTGATTAGTGATGATTTACCAATACCCATGTCACCCTCAATGAGTACTGTGCGTTTGCCACCCACGTGTAATAGTAGTTGGACGATTTCGTCAATGCTTGATACGTATAAGTTATTCATAGTTTTTACTTAGTCTCTTGTTTTGTTCTACAGTGTAGAACTTCTTTCGGTAAGTGTTTGGTGCGCTTACGTAACACAATACGCGCACCCTCGCTTGTCACACGATACAACGTGTTACCACGCCATCGCTCCATGTTCGATACACTAGCGTCCATGCTACATATCCAATGATGGTAGAGTCTTGAGTATGTCATCTACCTTAGATTTGGTTTCGGCACGCAAGAACTCGTCATCGCGTAACCCCTCGGGTGTTACACCACGCAACGTAGACTCTAGCTTGAGTCGCATAGCTTCCATCTGACTGTCACCTGTA